GTCAAGTCTATAACGCATTTAATCTCCTAATCGCCTCATAAGCTTGCTGTGGAACTACTCCATTACCTAACAATTTGAACTGTTGAGCCCTACTTAAACCTAAATCCGTTACCCAACCCTCTGGCAATCCCATCATATATTCAACGAATATGGGATTTAGTTTGGATTGATCCAATGGATTCGGCGTTCTTCGCATTGACAACTGAGATGGTGTTTCAAATCGCCACCCCAATCCCTGTGTTTGCCCGTTTGCCGATAACTGTTCTGAGTTGGGGTTGCTAATAACCTCACCGCTAGGCCTAACGATTTCCCTATTTGTCCTGTCGATGAATTCTTCTCCCTTTCCATAAATTGTTCTATGGGCTCGTCGTAATTGCTGATTTGACGAACTGTTGGCGTTGGAAGCAATCGATTCGCCCAAGTGCTCAGACTTAGATTGTGATTGCCCTTGATTCCTTTCCTTTCCGCTTTGGTTTCCGACCAATGTGCTTCCGATGCCGTCGGTGTGGGAAGGTTCAGCAAGGATGAACAATCGCTCCCTTCGATGGGGCGCTCCGACATCACTAGCTCGAACAATTGTCCATTTAGCGTCATACCCGATTTCGGTAAGGTCTTGAAGAACTTCTTTGAATCCGAGACTGAGATGCCCTCTGACATTTTCCAAGATGACGATTGAGGGTCGTAATTTGCTAATAATTTGCTTGATATCCGGCCATATATGTCTTGGGTCATTTAATCCCTTTCGTTGTCCCGCATTACTAAAGGGCTGACAAGGATAGCCAGCCGTTAATATGTCAATTGGCTCAACTGCCAACCAATCAAACTTTCGTAAATCTCCTAAATTAGGCAGATTCCAGCGCTTGTCAATCACTAGGCTAGAGGATTTATCAATATCCGACATCCAAGCCGTCTGAGCCCCATAGAAGGCTTCTACGGCCATATCTAGACCACCATAGCCCGAACATAGAGAGCCTATCTTCATTCCAACTCCAGCACTTTACGGGCATCAATGGCATTACCAACTATCGCACTTCTTAGCGTTTCCCTTCCATCACCAGCGAATTTAGTAGTTAAGTAAGGACTCGATTCTGATCCAATCGCCCAATCAATTACCTCACCATTCGGCGCAACAATCAAATCATCCACATATTTGAGCTTTTCCAAGATTGATTCAACTGTCGATGGTCTTACGCTCTCAATAATTTCTTGTGGCATATTCTCCTTAACCCAAGCAAGGAACTTCCTATCTGAGGTGATTTCCCACTTGAACTTAGGCTTTGTAGTCATTATGTAAGCAACTGTCTCATCGCCTAATTCAGCCTTTACCCGATCAGCTCCTATGCTGTCCATTTCCTCTTGGAGCTCGGCTCTTAGGCGGTCTTTTGCCTTCTTTGCTTCGTCCGCTATTAGGCTTACTGCCGCTAGCTTCAAACTCTTGTCTTTTAGACTCATTTCTTTTCCTCTCCCGATATAGTCTCATCTCCAAAGACTCTAGGCTTATTCCACAATCTTTCGCAATAAATTCCTTACTAAATCCCCACTCAAGCAGCTGGTGGATATATCTGAGAGAGTGGGGTTTAGCCATTACTTTGTCTTACCAGCCCATCCATCGCCTTTGAAGATGACTCCCGGGCTAGTAAATTGCTTGTCCATATCAACACCACAATCTACGCACCAAACCGAATGATTGGAATAAACGGAAGTTACCAATTCCTCAGTTTCGCCGCATTTAGGGCATTTGAATTCATAGGTCGGCAATTGGCACCTTCAAATCTGTGTGTCCGGTAAATACCTTGCGGGTAATTGTCTCAGACCCAGCAGCTATTCGGCAGATCCGGCATCTAGCCGACTTCATCTTCCAATTGCCACATTCATCGCAGCGAGCAATATCATCTTCCTTGCTAGCTACTCGCTCGGATGGGTAGATAATCCGCATCTCAAAGCATCGCTGGCACTCAACCAGCCATACTTCCGGCGGACTATCTGGCACATCTTGGCACTCATAAGTCCTAACTAGCCGATGGGCAGTTGAGGCTTTACAAGCCGAGCATTTGAAAGGATGGATATCTAAATTCACTTCTTAAACACCCATTTACCATCTGAGTCAATCTTCATCCATTTAGCCGGACATTGAGCTTCTCGATCCCTAGATGGGCATACCCAGCCTCGATACTCGTTGCCATCCTTAACGCCATTCTTGAGCACCATAGCGCCGTGATTACAAATAGGCACTTCATCCGCTATCTCAGCGCCTAGTGTTTCGATTAGGTGCTCGATATTATGATGAACCGGAGATGGATCATCCGGACGCTGTTCGGCTACGAATTCGGCTAGCTTCTTCGAGGTGGTTTCGATTGGCTTTTGATGCGATTGAAAGACTCGATTTCCGCTTGGTTTCGCATAATATCCAGCAAGGTTAAGAGCTCTCCCAAGAGCGCCCGTCTCCGCAAGCTCGAGAGCATATTGTTTTGCCTTCGACTCTGTCGATAGACCCGTAGCAAAAGGAACCGGATCAGCCTCAGTTCGATATAACTCAACTTTGACAATATAGACATCGCACTCCTTTACTAACGATTCGGCTAAACAATGGGTCTTTATTCTGTAATCAGGAAAATCCTTGATAAACGCTTTTAAGCGGTCTTGGACTCCAACATAATCATCAAGGTAACTCGACATTTATATACTCCCTCTGCGCTGTATCTTTTAACGCATCTTGTAATTGCTCTTTTAACGAATAGAAAGTGCCATCAGGCCAGTTTTGTAAATCAGCAGCGCACTCAAGGCAATAAAATCTAGTGATGCCTTTGCGCTTTGGGTGCTCGCTTACCACTTTCCAATAGGCTGGCTTTCGAGCTAATTGATGAAGTTCTCCACCGCGACTCAAGTGAGCGTATCTTTGCTTACAATAATCGCAGTATTGATTCAGATTAGTATTCCTCAAGAGAGCCAAACTCGCTCCAATCGGTAAATCGGGTTCTAGCGAGAATAGCTGCGTATCCAATGAGATCGAGATACGAATCTTCCCGCTCTGGGCTTTCCACCATCCTTGAGAGTTTGGTCGCAATAAAGACCAGCGCCAAGTCAGCTGGGTCTCTGAGCTGAATACCGAAGGCGCGACATAATTTGTAAATGCGTAATAGGTTGTCCCTCGGATCACCATATTCGAATCCCCGGTCATTAAGAGTGTTGAGGGCTTCATCAATCCATTCATTAAGCCCTCGATCTGATAAGTCGGCCATCAGCCAATCCTCTTTCATAACCCTTTTGGAAAGCCGCAGCTTCTTTGTTTTCAGCTAGAATCATTAACCACCACACTATTGAAGTTGGGATGGTAATCATCAAGAAGAGCAACTGGTTATCTGACATCAGCGCTCACCCCGAACTTATCTAGAAAATACGCTGAGATTTCAGCTCTTGAGAGTCGGCCTCTTTGTGATCCTTTGCGGCCTAATTTATCTACTGCGTAACGGCGAATAATTGAGCCTTTAACCCAATTAGTGCCATCCGTCCAAGCTCCGGCTTGAGAATCAAATCGAATTTCATCCGGTTTATCTATCATTTTGCTCCCGATTCTGTAATCCCTAAATGGAATTACCCGAGAAGCGTAAGGCTCTAAATCTATTTAGACAAGTAGGAGTCGGGAGTGTCGGATATCTAGGAAGCCGACCCACTTCTCAACCTTCTTAGCACCGGCAAAGTCGGTCTTGTCAGGAAGCCACTTAAAAACCCATTCAGGGGCGTTTATAGCCCCTAAGTCCCACTCGTAGATACCTTTAGGTGTGGCGCTGATATAAAGCGTCCTAGCGCCCGTTCTAGCCCTTATTTCGGCCAAGTAATCCCACTTATGGCGCTCAATCATTAAAGTGTCGTAATGAGTCCTACGGCACTTAAGCTCGATATAAGCATTGTGGGTAATGCCGTCTGCCCGGTCGGTCGCTGATAGTGGCGTTAAATCCGGATATTCGGCCTTCAGCGCCTCAAAGAGTTCGACCTCGCGGAAGTAAATTAGTTATCTTCCTCGCCATCTTCCCATCCAATTTTGCGAATGGGGTCGTTGGCATCGATAACCCAGTCAGGCCAAGAGCTTCGATCCATAGCAAAGGCTAGGGCTGTGCCCTCATCCATACCGGCATTACGGCAAGATTTGTAAATCTCTTGAGCTGCGATAGCCCAGTAATCAAGTTTGGTAGGTGGCTCTTTTGGTCGAATCCGGCGTTTAACCGGCTTCTTCTTAGCGGCGCGTTTTCTTGTTGGCACTCGCAACCCTCTCCCTTAGAGCTAACTCAAGGGTAGATTCTAACTTATCGAGTCTGGAAATTAGTGGAAGGTTCTCAAGTTTAATTATGTAGCGAAGTCCGGCAATCAGTAAGCCAATAGAACCGAGGACGGACGCGATAAACGCCGCGATTGAATTGGCATCCATTTACTTGATTCGGCCGTAGCGCTCGTATTTAGGATTGAGCCAGTTAATTATGCTCGGCAATACGGCAGCAATAGCAGCATTTAGAATCATCTCCGCATCGAGGCCGACCGAGAGGTAGGTCGCTAGGGCTGCTGCTATAAAGGTCTTTAGCCAACTTCCGGCGGCCTTTTGTAAGTCTTTTAGCATTGTGTCTTTCTCCTGTCAGGTCGAACCAAGACCCATCGTTATCGCCTAAGGTCGTAAAGCTGATATGAAAGTGCGAGCGGTGAGGATTTGCCCCTCTGTATTTTCTGGGTTTCCAATTGAGGATTGAGGACATAATTTTGCCGTCATAGATAATATATTTAATTCGCTTATCTCCGCGCTTGGCGCATTTTCTAATCTGCTCCACCAGAGCATAAGTAGCTTCGGGATGGTCGTTGAGGTTGGCATCGATATCTATAGCTCGAACAATTCCATCCCGCGGGATATGGTCAGAATTAGAGCTGTTAGCAAGGTGGCGAGCATCAGCAATCCAGCCATCACTTTTACGATCGCGGCTAGAAAATTCATCGTCAATCTGCTCCCTTAATTGAATTCCAGCTTTACAAAGTTTCGCCATTAGTTTGATAAATAGGGTTAAAGACCTAGCGCAGCTTTTAGATCATCCAAGTTGAGACCGACACTTGCTAACTTGGTCTCAATAGTGGGCTCGGGAGCCACAATTGTTCCATTATGAGCAGCAACTACTTCGGCGGCATCCAATTCGTTATCAGTTTCAAAGCCGATAGTGCCATCAGCAAAATCTATTACCGATTCCACAATTATTCCAACGGCTTTTAATTCCTCTTTGAGTTCCGCTCCGTTCAAATTTGTCGGACGATTAAAGGTTTTCATTATGCTCCTAAGAAGTAACAAGCGAATCGAGTGTCGCCTTGACCGGCATCAACATTAAGGCTGCCACCGCTGTTTTGATAAGCAAAACATTCAAAATAGTCCGTGGCAACGGCGCTAACTATTGCAGTTGCACCGACAAAAGTATTACTTGTTCCGCTCGCACTAAATCGATTCATCTTAGCAATAAGTGTGCCATTTTTCTTAAAACCAATAAATCGGTTACCAGTTGAATTACTCGCGAAATTTATATTGGCGATTAGTAGATAATAGCCGCCTTTGCCGGACGGAACTGTTAAACGACTGTTGTTGGTGCTGTTGTCGTGAAAAGCATCAGTATCAAATTCCTCTGCATTGAAAGTGATATTTACTTCCGTATCGTTTGCAATTGATTGCGCGGTTGTTACCTTGTAAGTTGAAACTCCAACAAAGGAAGAACCACTAGCAGCAGCCCACTTTAACCCCGTAGCTGTTGAGGAGTCGGCGGTCAAAATTTGATTATTAGTACCAACTGGTAATCTTGCCAATGTATTTGCGGCCGTTGCCGAAAGTAAATCTCCCTTTGCCGTTAAAGTAGCAGTTGAACCATTGGCATATTTTAATCCGGTACCTTGAGTAGAATCGGCCATTAAAACTTGATTATTGGTGCCAACTGCTAATCTTGCCAATGTATTTGCGGCGGTTGCCGAGAGTAAATCTCCTTTTGCCGTTAAAGTAGCAGTCGCTTCATTGGCATATTTTAATCCGGTGCTTTGAGCAGAATCCGCCATTAAAACTTGATTATTAGTGCCAATCGCCAATCTTGCCGGAGTGTCATTCGCCGTTGCCGTAATAATATCGCCTTTTGCATCCACAATTGAATTCTGAATTGCGTTAGCATCATCAGAAGTGACCCACTTAAAATCCATATCGGTATTTGAATTCTTAGCCAGCACTTGATCCGTTGTGCCGCCTTTAAGATCCATCATTGAAGTATCAATTGCTGATCCAAGAGTGCGCATAGCTGCTGCGCCGTCTTTAACTAGGTCGGTATCGTCTGGAGTCTCCCAGCCGAAGTTTGTGGTATTTGCCATTAACTAATCACTCCAATCGCGTCCTGCCATTCTAAGGTATTAAGGATACTATTCCAGGTTTCCGCGCCATTGACTTGTGCCCATTGTTGAGCTACTGCGTTATAGGCGGTCGGAGAAGCTGTCAGGGTTAGGAATAAACCATTGACTGTCGAGCGCCAAGTCCAGCCTTCAACAAAGCCCTCGAACTGGCCGAGGGAAATGTTAGGCGGAAGGTTATTGAGGCGGATGGGTAAGCCCATAAATATATTCAATAAAGCATCTCGGTCGGTATCATCGATTTCGGTTGAATGGACGGGGAAGGTGATTGATTGGAAACGCTCGCGAGGAAAGGCTCTTAAAGCTATAACCCGATCGGCAAAGTCCTCGGCGTCAGAACTTCCTTTAATGTAAGAATTTAGTTGCTCCGAATAAAGCCCGTAGGTTCCCTGACTGGTGACATCTTGAGCGGTATAAGAGCTGTTGAAGTTGTTGCCGTAATCGATAGTGACCTTATTTACAATATCGCCTTGTCGGGATACTGAGGAGATTCCTGCGGCGATTGCGTGATTGGCATCTAAATCAACATAGCCATTAGCCACTAGGTAATCCTGCCTATGGCTGGCATCTGCGTAGCTAATATTGCCGAAGGCATCCTCGTAGAGATAACCGCCAGCCGATTGAGCGATTGAATTGGCAATTGGCGAGATATAAGAATCGGTGATTTGCCTTGATGACATCGTATATTCGCCAGCATCAATGCTGCCAAGTCCCACATCTTCAGCATTAGCCCAAGTAGTAATTGGGTCATAATCGTTCCAAGTTTCGGCTGCTGGAACTTCATTCCAAGAGCCTAATAGAAGATCCTGAAGAAGCTGAAGCATTTGTCCGCCATCTAGGGCTTCAGTTAGATTGCCATCGAATAGCGCTCTTTGAAGTTTTGATAAAGCGCCGAGAGCAATAATATTTATCCGAGTGACTACTGCCGTTGATCCCGCTGAATTGACCTCGGTTGCGATATCTGAAATCCGGCCACCGAATAAGGCAACCCAATCACCATTAGAATCTTGGACTTCAATTGTGATGCTGGTATTAACTGTAAAAGGGTAATAGGTGTTATTAGTGTTTATTAAAGTGATATTACAATAACCAGCTTCAGTAAAGGCGTTAATGTCTTTGCGACCGGATGAAATAGTAAAGCCAGTAAGAGTTATGCCGGTGACATTAGTGCCGTTAGCCTTTACGCGATAAACCGGACTCCATAAGGTCATAGAACTTGAGCACTTGTCCTAAGTCCGCCACCGCCACCAGTACCTCGGTTAGCAGCTTCATTTAGCGCATTGACTACTGTTCGCTGAAAGGCTTCTTCATCGATAACGCTTGGAGCATTGACATTGATGACTATCGAGCGTTCTTCGCCAGCTCTAACTCGAGCAACATCCAATCCGCCTAAACTGCTAACGCCGTAATTAATTACATCGCCCGATTCCCTAGCTCTAAACTCGGCTATTGAAGTTGGCAAAACTGGGCGCATATCGGTAATTGCTTCAGCGACAATTTTGGCTGATTCTTTAGCCGCGCTAGTGTCTTTAGTTGTAGTCGATGAACCACCAGCGGCCGAACTGCCACCGCCAATAGATCCGCCACCGATTGATGGTGCTGTGATTTTTGGCGTAGGGACGCTGGGGACACCGGATTTAGAAGTTGATGGGGCGGAGCCTAAACTTGGAGCTGAAATTGTGCCGACATTGGGCAGGAATGGAATTGCGTTATAGGCGCGAATTAGAGTATTTATCGCATTGATAGCGAACTCAACGGCTGTCTTGATGCCATTAACGACTGCGCCAATTACATCTAAAATACCGCCAGCAATCTTGCCAATAAATCTTAGAGCATCGCCAAAACCTTCCACAATAATTGGGATTACATATTGACGAATGAAATTATAGAGAGTCGTTAAAGATTCTTTGTTGCGCTCAATAGCGTCAGTCACCGGACGGATAGCCGCATCTTTAAATTCAATAAATTTAGGAATAACTACATTGATGAAGTAATCAAGAAGCCTTTGAAGGGTTGGCAATAAAGCCGCTCCGACTGTTTCCTTTGTTTCATCAAAAGTGACTTGAAGGCGAGCTATTTGACCTTCGAGAGTGTTAGCTTGGACTGTTGCTGCGCCCTTAAAGGTGTCAGCCAATTGTTTCATTGTGCCGTCAAGTCCAAGAGTCTTGATTTCGGCAGTTGAGAGGCCAATACCCAAACGGGCTAGGCTTGAAGTATTGCCTTCATAAGCTTTACCAAGCGCATTAGATACCGCGTTAAGGTCTTTGCCGGTAGCTGCGCTGATATCAAGAGCTAATGTCAAAGCCTCGCTCGCATTAGTTAATGAGCCGGTGGCAGTTGCCAATCTTTGATAGGCGGGACGAAGTTGATCGTCCGCAATTCCGTTAGCAAGGGATAATTTAGTAATCTGCTTTTCAACGGCCGATATTTGATCTTCGGTGGCTCCGGTTACATTCTTGAGAGCATTGGCTAATCTAAGTTGAGCGGCTTCATCTTCAATAGCTGCCTTAACGCCCTCAATTAATAACTTGCCAGCATAAGCAGCGGCAGCAGCCGCAGCAGCAGCAAAAGCGGCAGCCGCGACTTTGCCAAACTTTTCTAATTTATCGCCAAAGCCTTCGACTTCCTTCGAGCCGGTATCTAAATTCTTTTTGAGATTATCTACATCAGCAAGGATGGAAAGTTTAAGGGTTCTATTACCGGCCATTAGTCATCCCACTTCTTAAGTATTTCGCTAAACGCATCTTCCCATTTTCTCACTAGTTCAGGCTGAATTTTGCGAAGGGTTGGGTAAATAAAGTAGCCAGAGTTGCCGCGTCCTTTTGTCGGAGTTCGGCGAGGGAATTGTCGATAACGATTAGATCCGAATTCAAGACCCGCCCAGAGTATTTGTGTTGTGCCACCACCAGAAAAGCGCTGAGAGGCAAAGCCGTAAGAGAATTCTCCGATTTTACTTGACTTGGA